CCAGAGACCAGGGCTTTGCCCGACCTAAGTCTTCATGCTATGCCTGGGGCATGTCTATGCCCGGCGCACCTCTCCCGGACCCGATCCCGGACGATCCCTCAGAGATCGGCTGGCCTGTCGCGCTGCCTCTTGAGCTTGCGATGGGTGAGGGCACCCCCAAAGAAATTTGCCAGTCCTACGGCATCAGCCGAAGTGAATGGCAAGTGCTCATCGAGAACGAGCAGTTCCAGCGTGCAGTCGAAGAGGCGATGACTGACCTGGAAAAAGACGGGGCCATGTTCAAGGCCAAGTTGAAGGTCATGGCGCAAGGTCTTCTGCCCCGTATGTGGTATCTCGCGCATGCACCTCTCGACGCCGTTCCCGCCGCGGTGCAGAAAGACCTCATCACGTTTGCTGTCCGGGCTGCTGGGTTGGACGCATCTGTTGAGCAGAAGGCCAAGGCTATTGGCGCGGGCGGGCAGACAAACGCCCTCCAGATCAACATCGACCTTTCTTAAATACTTACCGCAGGGGTGAGTTACTATGGAGAACAGTGATGCCCACAACCAAAGCCAAAGCAACGGACGCTACGGACGTGACACTGACCAAGGGAGCAGCGACCCAAGTCTCTGGCGCGGGAGCGGCTGCGACACTCCAGGCTGCACCCGATGGCACAGCGGAGACCCAGAACGGCGACGGTACGAGTGCTGCCTCGTTGACGGGCGCCTCACTAGCCCAAGGCACAGACACCCAGGGCAACGCTCTGGCCTCTGGGGAGACGTCCTCGGCTACATCGGCCTTGCAGCCCTCATCCTCGGCTTCAGCGCCTGCGTCCTCTGGTGGGGCTAAGGCGGTCACCGCGATCCACTCCATCGTCCACACCATCGAAGAGGTGCCCCAGGACGCCGAGGCGGCGATGGCGCGGCTGCGGCAGGACATGGCCAAGGCCCAGGCGCTGGTCTCCAATGTCGGGCACTACGCCGCCCTGCCGTTCGAGGAATTGGGCAAGGCGCTGGCGGGCGTCATGAGCGCGGTGGGCGTCCTGCGGGGCAAAATCTGATCCACCTTCAGACAATCAAGGAGAGCACTGATGACCACCAAAGTACGCATCGAGCCCGCGGGGCACCACGTCCTGGTTGAGACCGTCGACGTCTACGAGGGCCAGACCCATGTCGGGCGGCAGTTGATGCAGCCGCGCTTCAACTACGTCGAGGGCCAGCAGGTCGACACCGGGCAGGGGCCGCTCGAACTCTACGCCACCACAACGCGGACCATTCGGGTGGTTGACCTGGAGCCGACCGATCCGCGCATCGCCGAGTTGACCTTCCCCAACCAGAAGCCTGAGTAAGGAGAGCACTGATGACCGCGCCCGATGAGACCTCCCAGCACAAAGCGTTCACCGAATGGGTGGCGGAGGAAGCAGGTACGTCTCACGGGCGCGAGTTCTGTCAGGTGTTCGACGTCATGGTTGACCCGAACCCGTTCGGCGATAGTGAGTGGCGTCAGACCAGAGAGCGGTGGGCGAAAATAGATAAAGATCGGGAGCGGTGGGAGAAGCTCACCCCTGAAGAGCAGCGCGCCGTGACCGAGGCGTTCCGATGAGCGCTGCCGTCCCGCAGATAAGCTACCGTCCGCCGCCGACGATCAAGGCGTTCATCAAATACCACGAGATGAGCAGCCTGTTCTACGCCTGGATCATCGGCCCGGTCGGTAGCGGCAAGACCACAGGCATCTTCTTCAAGTTGGTCGTGATGGCCAAGCTCCAGGCCCCGAGCCCCGATGGGATCAGGCGCACGAGAGCAGTGGTCATCCGCAACACGATGCCGCAACTGAAGGACACGACCCTGGTCTCCTGGGGCTATTGGTTCAAAGACGGTCAGGCGGGGCATTGGAACGCCACGGACAAAATCTTCACGCTTCGCTTCGATGACGTCGAGTGCATCGTGCTCTTTCGGCCCCTGGACACGCCCGACGACGTTAACCGTGTCCTATCGTTGGAGATCAACTTCGCTGTCCTGGATGAGTTTGTGGAAATCCCGAAAGCGATCATTGATGCTTTGTCTGCTCGTTTGGGACGATACAAACAACCAGATGGGACACCAGTGACCATCTGGGGCATGTGGGGATCGTCCAACACCAGCACCGAAGACAACTGGTGGTTTGACTATCTGCACTCCGTCGACGTGATGAAGTACGGCGAGACGGATGAAATGTTCCGCTCGCGGCACATGATCATGACCAACCAGCCGATGCCGGCGATCAACACCATGTACTTCCATCAGCCCGGCGGCATGACGGACGAGGCCGAGAACCTGGAGAACCTGCCGCCCTACAAGGCCGGTGATCACAGCTACTACTTGAACCTGAAGAAGGGTGGAAGGAGCCTCGCGTGGCAGAAGCAGTTCATCGACGCCGAGTGGGGCTATTCCGCAAGCGGGCAGGCCGTGACGCCCTTCTTTCGCCCTCACCACGTCTCATCGACGCGGCTGAAATTCAATCCTGGTTTGCAACTGATCATTGGGTTGGACCCCGGTATCACCGGCTCCGCGATGATCTTGATGCAGGAGGACTACTCGGGCCGGATCAACGTGCTGCGCGAGATCGTCCAGCGCGGCTACGGAGCGGAGCGGATGATCCGCGAGCGCCTGCTCCCGGTGCTGAAGAACGAGTTCCCGACTGTCGAGATGGACCGCATCCTGGTTGCTGCCGATCCGGCGTCAATCAACCGGGCGCAGACCGACGAACGAACAGTGATCCAGGTCTTTGCGCAATACTTCAATGTCTGGAAGGAAACAAACAACCGCTTCCCGCTGCGGCTGGGGGCCTACGAGCGCTACCTCAACATGACGGCCGAGGGTGACTTCGCCTTCCAGATCGACCCTGTCGGGTGCCCGTCCCTGGTGCGTGGGCTCAAGGGCGGCTGGCGCTACGCGAGCGAGGTCAAGAAGGAAATCCTCAAGGGCGCGGAGCCGGATAAGAACGAATACAGCCACGCCTGCGACGCGCTTGGCTACGGCCTGCGCTACTGCCATGTGGGGATGATGCGGTTCGAGAAGTACGGGCGCAAGGGCGGCCTTGCGATCCCTGGGGCTGGCATGGGCTACGTCAACACACCCTGGGGCGTGCAGAACGTCCAGCGGCTGCGCGGCCCCGGCACGAGCGCGCCGAAGTACCACTACACCTGAACACTGACTAGGAGGCCACATGGCGGGCGCGAGCGCATATGCGATAGCTGAGATTTCCCCACCGGACGTGCCGGTGCCGGGGAAGAACTCGCCTGTCACCAACCTCAAGCCGGTCACCATGACCCAGCTTGGGGCCAACCTCAACCATCTGTTTACGCAGTTCAAGAGCGACCGCCAGATGGCGGAGCTTCGTTGGTTGAGGAACCAGCGCCAATATCTCGGCGTCTACGACCCCGACATCGAGAAGGAGCTTCAACCCAACCGATCGCGCGCTTACCCGAAGATTACGCGGACCAAGTGCATCAGTGTCCTGGCCCGGCTGATGAACCTGATGTTCCAGGGCAACGATCGTAACTGGACACTGACGGCGTCCTCGTGGCCGAACATGACGATCGACGACGTCAAGAAGGCGATCCAGGACGCGCAGGCGGCGGATCAGAAGAACGGCGGGCAGGCGCAGCAGGTGGACCGCGCCTATGTGATTGCGGCGGTCAAGAAGGCGGCGCAGAAGCGGGCGCAGTGCGTCATCGACTTGATTGATGAGCAGTTCAACGAACTCGGTGGAGACCAGACCGAGGACTACGTGACGCTCAACCGGCGCGCGCTCAAGAGCGGCATCCAGTACGGGCTCGGCGTGCTGCGCGGGCCGTTCGCGCGCAAGACGAAGATGCTGCAATGGAGCGACCACCCGCAGTACCCGCTGCCCAAGCAGATCACCGCCTACAAGCCCTACTTCGAGTTCCTGCCGGTGTGGGACTTCTACCCCGACATGAGCGCCAAGCGGCTGCGCGACGCGGAGATGGACGGCTACTTCATCCGCAAGGTGCTCAGCCGCCAGGGGCTGCGGCGGTTGGCTGATCGTGAAGACTTCATGGGTGATCAGATCAGGAAGTACCTGAGCATGCACCCGATGGGCAACTATCGGCCGCAATGGTACGAGAGCGAACTGCGCGCGATGGGCGTCAAGGCGAACGTCAACGAGCAGAAGATCGAGAGCACCAAATACGAAATCCTGATCTACCACGGCCCCGTCACGGGTCAGTTCCTGACGTTGGCGGGCGAGCAGATCGACGGCGACAAGCTGGCCGACGACATCGACGCCGAGGTGTGGATGGTTGACGGCATCCCGATCAAGGCGTGTATGAACCCTTGGCGGATGATGGACGTGCAGATGAGCATGATCCACACCTTCCTCTATGACGAGGACGACACGAGCCCGATCGGCTTCGGTTTACCGGTGGCGATCCGCGACAGCCAGATGGGCATCAGCGCGGCCACGCGGATGATGATGGACAATGCGTCGGTGGTCTGCGGTCCGAACATCGAAGTCAACACTGATCTAATGCGGCCCGATCAGGACGTGTCGGCGATCACGGCCTACAAGGTCTGGTATCGGGAGGGCACCGATCAGTCTGCGCAGTGGCAGGCCGTCCGCAACATCCAGATCGACGCGCATATCGACAGCCTTCTGAAGGTGATCGAGTTCTACCTGAAGATCGTCGACATGGAGACGTTCGTCGGCCCGGCCACCGGTGGCGACATGTCCAAGGGTCCGAGCGAGCCCTTCCGCACGGCGAGCGGGGCTGCGCAGTTGCGCGGCGACGCGGCGCTGCCGTTCAAGGACATGGTGCGGGCGTTCGACACCTTCACCACTTCGATCGTGAACAGTGTTCTGATCTTCAACCAGAAGTTCAACCCGACACTGATCCCTGACGCCGACTACAACATCGTCGCCCGCGGCGCGTCGTCGCTGATGATGAAGGAAGTGCGCGGCATGCACGCCGACAACCTCGCCACCACGCTGACGCCGGACGAGAAGATTTACTACGACATGCGCAAGATGGCTCAGATCAGGGCTCAGTCGCGCGACATGGACGACATCCTGGTGGATGATGATGAGGCAGGGCGTCGTGAGGCTCAGCAGGCTCAGACCGCCGCGCAGCAGCAGCAGCAACAGGACCGCATGTTCGAGGCGAACCTGCGCGAGGCGCTGGCCAACGCCTTCAAGTCGATCACTCAGGGGCAGAAGAACACTGCTGCTGGTGATGCACAGTCGGTAGACAGTGCTCTCCAACTACTCGAAGTGGGCGTGAATAATGGACTTATCGCAAACAACCAGGGCCAGGGTGCTGGAGCTAACCCAGGCGCTGGTGCAGGAGGCCAAGCTCCAGAACCCGGTGATGACCAACTTGCTTCGTCTGCTGACGATCAAATTGGAAGTGGCCAAGGAAGCCCTGGTGACCAAGGCCAACCCCCAAACTTTTCCGGCGCTCCAGGGGGAGGCGCTGGCCCTTAAAGACCTGATCCACGAACTCACCACTGAGAAGCCTGCGATCCCGCAGCGCGATCCCAACTAGGAGCACTGACTATGGCGAAAGCACCTGCCGCGAACACCCCTCCCGTCGACCCGGCCCCGCCCGGCGCGGTCGACCCCGCTGGGGCGTCGGCTGCGGCCATTGCCGCGGCGACCACTGCGCCCGCGGCTGATCCGGCCCTGGCGGTCGAAGACCCGGACGAGTTCTCGAAGATGTTTGCACAGTTTTCTCACCCCGAGAAAACGCCCGATCCCGCGCCCGCGCCGACACCGGCGGCCCCCGATCCCGCCGCGGCTGCGCCTGCGCCTGCGGCTCCCGATCCCGCCCCTGCGCCGGCTCCTGAGCCCGCTCCGCAGCCCGTGCCCGACAATGTCGAGCGGCTGGCGGACATCCTGCTCCAGCGCATCCAGCCCGCGCCGCAGCAGGGCCAGCAGCCGCCGGCTCCGTTCTTCAACGAGGCGGAAATCGGCAGGCTCCAGACCTACTACACGGAATGGCCCGAGGTCGCGGCGGCGCAGGACTTGGTTGTTCGTGCGGCCGTGGCGGCGACGCGCCAGGAGGTCTACCGCGAGATCGCCGGCTACCTGAAGCCGAAGCTCGACATGCTCGATCAGTTGGCGGGCAATTTCCAGTACGACGTGCTGGAGCGGCGCATCCCTGACTACGCAAGTCTTCAGGATAAGGTAGTCGAGTGGGCGAACTCGCAACCCGACTACTTGAAGAACGCATACACAAGTGTTATTGATCGCGGGACGCCGGATCAGGTTGAACACTTGTACGCGCGTTATAGGGCGGAGACGGGTCTCCAGACGCCACCAGCACCGAACGCACCGGTGCCGGCTGCTAGGGTTCCGTCCCCGCCTCCCGCTGACGCACTGTCCCCGGCCGCCAGACAAGCGGCGGCCCGGTTGGAGCCGGTGAACAGCAAACGAACCGCCCCCGCATCGGGAGCGCCGACGACCTTTGAAGATGGCTTCGAGGCCGCCGTGCGGGAGTTTGCTCAAGCCACTTAACCGAGGGACCACTGACCAATGGCCAATATCACTTCCTACGGTGACATTTCACCCGCGGTGGCGGCCTACGCTGTGGTGCGGATGTTGACCCGCGCCATGCCGTACCTCCATCTGGAGAAGTTCGGACAGACTTACACCCTGCCGACGAACTCCACTCAGACCGCCAAGTTCCGTCGCTACTTCCTGACCGGCGCGTCCGGTTCGGCCGGGCCGGACAACGGCATCAACGGCGGTTCGCCGTTCTACATCCCACTGGCGACGACGCCGTTGGTTGAAGGTGTGACGCCGCAGGGTTCGACCCTGGCGAACGTCGACTACACGGTCACGCTCCAGCAGTATGGCGACTACGTCACCATCACGGACGTGATCGAGGACACCCACACCGACCCCGTGCTGTCTCAGGCGACCGACGTCCTCGGCGAGCAGGCGGCCGTCACTGTCGAGACCTTGCGCTTCAATGTGCTCAAGGCCGGCACCAACGTCTGGTACGCCGCCAATGTCGGCGGCCGGTCGAGCGTCATCACGGCGGTGAGCCTCACCGACCAGCGTCGCGTCACCACCGGTCTCAATCGCCAGAACGCGAAAAAGATCACCACTGTTGTCGCGTCCAACCCGGACTTCAACACCAAGTCGGTTGAAGCGGCCTACATGGCCGTCTGTCACCCCGATCTGGAAAGCGACATCCGCAACATGACCGGGTTCATCCCGGTCGCCAGCTACGGCCCGCACACCTCCCCTTTCGAGGGCGAGATCGGCTCGGTCGAGCAGGTGCGCTACCTGACCTCCACGGTCATTGCGCCGTTCGCGGACGCGGGCGCGGCGATCACCGCCGGCAACTTCCGGTCGACCTCGGGCACCCTGGCCGACGTCTACCCGATCCTCTACTTCGCGCGCGACGCCTATGGCATCGTGCCCCTGAAGGGGAAGTCGTCGATGACGCCGATGGTGGTCAATCCGAAGCCCGCCGCCGGCGACCCGCTGGCTCAGCGCGGCACCGTTGGTTGGAAGCTGTGGAACGGCACGGTCATCCTTCAGGACGCCTTCATGGCGCGCCTTGAGGTTGCCTGCACCGCCTAACACTGATGCGGGCATAGCGCCCGCGTCTCACTCCAGCTTCAGAGGATCAGATGTCCAACGACGTCATCGACTGCGCCTTCCACGGCACCTCCTTCCCGGCGACCTACATCGGTCCCGGCACCATCGTCGGCAATGTGAAGAACAGCCTCAACAGCGACAGCAAAATCTACGGCTACTTCACGAGCGCCGGCAACATCACCGAACTTCGCTGCGGCTTCCCGCCGCGCCGGGTGAAGCTGATCAACACCACCGATGGTTTGATTTGGGAATGGCACTACGGCATGCCCGCGGCCAACTCGATCAAGAACCTGCTCGGCGGTTCGCCGACGTCCACCCAGGACACCGGTTCGGCGATCACCATCAAGGGCGATCAGGCGTCCGGCCGCGTGCAGGGTCAGGACAGCAATGTCGCGTCAGTGTTCCTGTCCGCGGCCACGGTCGGCACCGCCAAGAACATCGCCTTCGAGATCGAAGGCTAAGGGCTTTCTTCCTCCCACGACGGAAGAACCTCGGGGGCTGCGTGCCCCCATTTTTCTAGGAGAACACTGATGGCAAAACCTCTTGGGGATAACCTGACGCTCCAGACCGGCAAGCCGCCGGCCGGGCTCACCCCGAACCCTAACGTGCTCCCGAAGGCGAACTACAGCGGTCAAAAGAAGGTCCGCATCGTCCTCGAAGACAACGACAACATTCCGCCGACCGGTCAGTTCTTCGGCCACAACGGGCGCACCTACATGGTGCAGAGCGGCGTTGAGGTCGACGTGCCGATGGGCATCATCGACATCCTCAACAACGCCGTGACGACGGTGCCGATCATCGACCCGAAATCGCTTCAGGTCGTCGGCTTCCGCCATCGCCAGCGCCTGCCCTACCGGATGGTCGCTCCGGTTCCCGTCCCCGCCGAGGCGGCCTAAATGCGCGTCGGCGACCTGCTCAAGGAACTCCGCTACAACAAGTTGCGGGACCGCTCCAATCAGGTCGCCGGCACGGCCAGCGATCAACTATGGGACGACTGCACGCTGGTGCAGTACATTGATCAGGCGCAGCGTCGGTTCTGTCGTGAGACCGAACTTATGCGCGACTTCACGACGCCCGAGGCGACATCCATCCAGACGGTGGTTGGTCAGTGCATGTACGCTCTGCATCCGTCAGTGATCGGCGTAATGAGCGTGCGTAACCCCGGTGACAACACTGATCTGGCGCGCACCGGTCACTCAGCGCTCAAGACCTACTTCACCCCCGACCGATATTTCTTCGACCCCAGTTACCTGTCTGAGCTTGCTCCAGGCAAGCCTCTGGCATGGGCGACGGATGAGGGCCTGATCGCAGACGCCAAGGGGCAGGGCGGCGTCATGGCGCTGCGCGTCTACCCCGAGACCGGCGCGGGCTTCGCGTCAGTGCTGCGCCTGCGGGTTATCCGCGAACCTCTCCGCCGGCTCTCCATCGACGACTTGGATGCCTATCTGGAAATCCCGGAGACCTACCAGATCGACATCCTTGATTGGGCGGCCTACCTCGCGCTGTCCGGCCCCGATCTCGACGTTGCCGGCAACGTCGATCAGATCGTTCGGGCGCGCAGCCTCAAGGCCGACTTCGACGACACTTGTCAACGTGTCGTCAAGCAACTGAAGCGGAAGGTCTTCGCCCCGGCGCAGTTCGGCTTCGGCCGTAACGGCTGGTCCTATTCGAGTGATTGGAACGTCTGATGGCCCCTCAAATCATCAGTGTTAACCCCAACGCCCCGCCGGCCCCGGTCACGCCTGCCTCGCAGCCGGGCTCCGGTGGGCCGCCGTCCGCTGCGCTCACGCAGGCTCCGGTGCCGCTCGCGCAAGACCTCCAGGGTCGCGCCGCGGCGGCTGGCTTCGGTGGTCAGATGCCGACGTTCAGCGCCGCAATGCAGACGGACCCCGCGCTCACCGAGCAGCAGACCGGGGACTTGTCCAACCACTCCGGTTTCTATCGGATGATGAACACGCCGATCGCGGGTCAGGGGCCGGACGAGTACAGCACCAAGCTGGCCACCGGCCCGTCGCCGCTCGACTACATGGCCAATTTTTTCGGTGGTAACAAGCAGGGCGACGCGCTGCTGGAGAAGAAGGCCAACCTCGCGCGCAGCTTCGCCGATCCCGCGGTGCGTCAGTTGGTGACATCGAGCAAGCCGCTTTACGACAGCGTGATGGCGAACCCCGAGCAGATGTTGCCGGTTCTGCAATCGGCAGTGTCGATCGGGAAGAACGCGCCCACGGCGACGGCGAACGGGAAAGCTGTGGACGATCCGGGCAGGCTTCAGCAGTTGAGCCAGATGACCGGCGAGCATCCCGACCATGTCCACCTGTTCGCTGAGCCGCACAAATACAGCGAAGACGAGTTCGTGCAGGCGGCGTCGGGGCTGTCGTGGAACCAAGCGGCCAAGCTGTTCGGCATGCAGCATTATCTGTCGCCGGATCAGCAGGCGTTCGGTCAACTGATGGGCGGCCTCCGCTCGCAGGCCGATCAGGCGGGCCAGCTTTACCAGCAGCTTGTCCAGAGTGGCCAGCCTCAGGGTAAGATCGACGCGGCCAAGGCGCAGTGGGACGCCGCGCGGGCGAAAATCCCCGATGTCCTGATGAAGAAGGGCCTTGGCCAGATGGGCATGTATCCCTCGATGTATCAGGCCCCCGCGGGCGTGGAGTAACCGATGGCGGACTTCAACGACTTCGCCTCCTACTTCGGGCCGACGCCGGACGCTCAACCGCAGATCAACCAACCAAACCCCGCCTTCTCGCCGAGCGGAACCGGCAACTGGTTCACGGCGGGCCTGGGGTCGGGCTTCCATCAGGCGCTCAGCGAAGTCGGCAGCGCGGGCGAGGCGGGCGCCCGCGCCTTCGGTGCGGACAGTCTGGCCAACAGCGCCAGGAACTTCGCCGACGCGCAGCGCGCGAGCGCGGCCACATATGCGCGTCCCGATCTGGAGAGCGGATCGTGGTACGATCCCCGCGTGCTCGCCTACCGGCTGACGCAGAGCGTTCCGACTTTCGCCGGTGCGCTCGCCGGTGGCGCGCTGGCGGCGGCTGCGGCTCCTGAAGTCGGGGCTGCTGGTTTGGTTGCTGGCGGCTTGGGCGCTGAAGAGGCCGCGGCTGCGGCGCTGGCCGGCACCGCGGCGCGTAAGAGCGCGTTGGGTCTCGTAGGCTCGACACTGGCCATGTATCCGTCGAGCGTCGGCGGCAACGTCCAGCGCAACGAGGACTATGAGGGCGACCTGTCGCAGACCAGCGCTCAGCATGCGCTTGAACTCGGCGTGCCCGAGGCGCTGGTCCAGGGCGTTGGACCTCATTGGTTGGAGAAGGGTGTCCTCTCGGGCTTCGGCGGCGGCCTCGCGGGCACGGCGGCCAAGGCGTTCGGCATCCAGGCGGGGGCGGGGGCGGCGACCGAGTGGGCCATGCAGGCGATGGGCGATCCCAATCGGTCGCTCGCCGATCGTGCCAACGACATCGTCACGGCGGGTCTCAGCGGCGGTCTGCTCGGCGGCGTCACCGCGGGCATCCTGCACCCCTTCAGCCCGGCCCATACGATCGCCAAGACGCCTCCTATGGAGGTGCCGACCGAAGGCGCGCCCAACTCCCTCCAGAACGTCGTGGACGCGACCCTTCAGCCTCCGCAGCCAGGGCGGCCGATGCCGGCCGGGCCGGGGCAGATCATCGCCGATCGCATCGCTCAGATCGCTCAGCGGCCCACTGCCGCCGATCAGAACATGCAGCTTCCACCTGCGCCCCCGCCGTCGACTTTGCCGCAGACGAGCCCGCTGGACCAGTTGGCGGCGATCCGCGCGGGCGCGCCGATCCAGATGCCTCCGCCAGCCGATGAGGCGGCTCGGCTCCAGCAGGCGCAACTTGACGCCGCCAGGGCGGCTCGGCCGAGCACACGCGCTCCAGGCACCCTCGCTGACCGGCTGGCGGCCGTCCAGGCGCGTCCAGGCGGCGCGGACCAGAACATCCCCGCTCCCCCGGTCGCGCCGGGTACGGAGCCCTATCGGCCGTTCGCTGGCCCTCCGGGCGCGTCTGACGGGCAGAAGCTGCTGGCCCCTCCGCTGCTGCGTCTGCCTGCGCCGACCCCGACCCCCGACGCTCCGCAGCCGTTTGATTGGGCGGCGACGCGCAAGCAGCTTCAGCAGGTGAAGGGCTACTCCCCCGCGCTGCGAGGTCCGTTCGACAATGTCGACGACCTGAAGAACACTGTCTACCAGAACGTCATCAAGCGCGTGCAGGCGGGCGACGACGATCTGAAGCCTTGGCTCAGCAACGCGGCTGCGCACCTCGGCATCCTGGATGAGGGCACGGGTGAGTTTACGCCCGAGTTCAAGGCGCGCGCCGCACAGGACATGAGTGAGCAACTGCCGCCCGGCGTCACGTCTGCCGACAACAACGCCGCGCCGATCCCAGGCCCCGTCACGCCGACCGAAGCCCCCGCGCAGCCGGGCACTCCTGGTTGGAAGCCGGCCGATCCCGTCGATCGTGGCGCGGTGCCCGAAGCGCATCAGAAAAGGTGGGACGCCCTTGATCAGCAGCGCCGTACTCTGCTTGGCGATAATCTGTCTGACTTCCGTATTCAGGAGCTTCTGGACAAGACGACAGCACTACAGGATCGCCTCCTTAGCGTTACGAAGTCTGGCGACAACTCTTGGCGAAACGTCGATCGCGCCACGAAGGAGATACAGGCCCAAGTCACGGCGCTCCACACTCAAGCGGCGGTTGACCCGCAGCCTCCCGCGACGGAGAAGACTGCGCCTGCGAACGGTCCTCAACCGAGCCCGGCGGCAAGCGCTTTTGTCGGCCGAATGAAGAAGGCTGTAGCTGACCCCGCGTTCCAACCGCTTGCGGATCAGTTCCAGAACCAACTGGCTGGCATGACGGCGGAGGCGACAGGTGGTCAAACAAAGGAAGCCCAAGCCAAGGCTAAGCGGAAAGGAAAGGTCGCTCAGGCTCCCGCGCCCGAAGCTCCCGCTGCTGCCGTCGAAGACGCATCCACGCTCAAGGAGCGGGACGCCGCTCAAGCCATCGCCAGCGGAGAAGCCCCCGCATCCTTGACGCCGGAAGAGGCTGCGGCTGCGCAGCCCGATCCCCGATACCCGGCAGGCACGACGCTGCCCCCGCGTGAGGACGCGATCGAGCGCGACGGCCGGCTGTGGGACTATCGCCAGAACGCCACGCCGCCGGACATCGAGGCGCGGGCGCAGCAGGCCGAGAAGGCGGCGCTCGATCCCCGACTGGTGGGTTCCCAGCCCCAGGACGTGCCCACGGCGGCGCGCCGGGACTTCGCTACCGCCGAAGACCGCGCCAGGGCGGCCAGGGCGGCCGTCGAGGCCAAGAGGCCCACCACGGAGGCTCAGCGGCAGGCCCAGCGTGAAGCGTATGCTGCGGCGCGCGGGATCGACCCCGAGCAGGCTCGCGCGACTACGCGCGGGGCCAAGGCGGATCAGCACACGATCGAGCGCGTTAACCCACGGTTGGTCAGTCCGGCCGAGGACGAGGCCGAGATCGCCGCGCGCGCCCCGAGCCCTACGGACGAGCGTCGCGCCGCCAACAATGCGGCGTTGCCGCCCGCGGTCGATCCGAGCCTGCTCAGCGGCTTCGAGCGCACCGGCCGACGCGCCCAGGCGGACGCTGTGCGCGAAGCCAAGAACGACACGCTGCGAGCCAAACTGTCGATGATCGAGAGCGGCAAGCGACCGGTCGTGCCGGTGCCGACCAAGGTGATCGACCAACTCAATCGCGCCAAGGCGGCGCTGGATGCCTTGCGCACCCAGGGCGCGATCGTCCCTCGCCACGAAGACTTCGAGGGCAAGGACACCCAATTTCAACAGCGCTTGTCTCAGCACGCGGATCAACTGAATTTGGTTGATCGCGCTGTCAAGCTCGGGGGCATGGAAGGTCTGCGGGAGGTTCCGCGCGACTTCTTCGGCACTGATCTCTACGATGAGATGTCGGGCCATGTCACTCCACAGACTGAGCGAAACCTGCTGGCTCACGCTACGGCTGAGACACAGCTACAGGACGCGGCTGCGGCGGCGCGTGGAGAGCGCCCGCTCGTCAGCTATTCAGAGCCCCCGACCCAACATGACGTCGACCTCCAGCATATCGTCAACCAGACTGGCGACATGAAGTCGGTCCTCGGCTATCTGCGCGAGAACGGATCGAACTCGACGGTCAAGATGCTCGCTCACAAGCTACTGACCGGTGGCGCGGGCGGCACGGTCGCGATGAGCGATCGGGCGCAGGTGCGCGAAGGCGCGGTGATGAAGGGCATGCACTTCGCCGACGCCAACCACACCGAAGTGTATGACGGCTCGACGATGGAGCACACGCTGTTGCACGAGGCGGCGCACTCCGCGATGCAGCGGGCGATCGACAAGCGCGCACCGGGCACGGACGCGATCAACTCGCTGTACGAAAGCCTGAAGAAGGCTGGCGGTGACGACTACGGGTTGACCAACCTGCACGAGTTCGTCTCTGAGGCGTTCTCGAACCCGCAGTTCCAGCAGTACCTGAACTCGATCCGCGTTACGCCGGACATGAGCATGTGGCAGCGCTTCAAGAACGGCGTCGCCCGCGTGCTCGGGCTCGGCGACAAGTCGCGCTCGCAGACGGCGTTGGATTATGTGATGGATCACGCCACCCGGATGATGGGTGAGAACGTCCGCGAAGCGAACACTGATTACCGTGTTCAGGCGCGCCGGGGCGGTCAACTGTTCAGCGAGGCGTCGACCCAACTCGGCAATGCGATGGACCGCGCGCTGTGGAAGGAAGTCGGCGGTCTCGTCAAGGATAGCGTGTCCAAGCTCGGCATGAAGGCTCGCGAGGGCGCGTTCGCGTTCGAGACTGGAGACATGCTCAAATGGCACCTCCAGGAGCATGTGCCCTCGGCCGTGCCGTTCGTTGACACGCAGAACCACCGCACCGTGCGGACGGACACGCTCGCCAAGAACCTCGTGCGCGCCTACGATCAGGTCCATAAGCTGGCGGAGCCGTCGCGCGAGGCGTGGGCTCGGCTGGCGGCGCACACTGCCCAACGGATCAACGGCTTCAAGACCTGGGAAGAACACACTTGGTTGAAGGACCATCCGCAGGTCGATGCCTTGCACGAGGAATGGCAGGAGGCGAACCGCGACGCCAACGTGATCCGTAACGATCCCGCGGCCATGAAGGCGTGGCAGGACAGCATCAACGCCAACGAGGGCGCGAAGTACCTGCGCAACCTGCATCTGCTCAACGACTACAAGGCTCGTGAGTGGGAGGGTGAGAACTGGTCCGGCTACGAGACGGACCCGATCCGCGACTATGAGGGGCGCACCGACCTTCAGGACAATCCAGCGGCTGCGCGCGCCTGGGGCAAGGCTGAACAGGAGAAGCGGCTGGCGGGTCTCGCCAAGAAGGTCAACGATCTCGACACGCTCTACAACTCTCAGCACCAGACTTTGGTTGACGACGCGAAGTTGCCCGGCCACATGCAGATGTCGGCGGCGCAGTTGGCGAAGTTGAACGAGGACATCAAGACGACCCGCACCAACCGGGACGCGGCGTCGAGCCTTGTCCGCGATCTCACGACGCTGGAGAAGAGCAACGAGCAGGTGCCCTACTTCCATATCGGCCGCGGCAAGGGCGATCACTTCGTCAGCGCTCACGTCGCGATGGACGGCAACGTGCCGCGCGACAGCGCGATCCGGGCGATCAGCGCCGCGCTATCGCAGAAGGGCTTCAAAGACCTCGCGATCATGCGCGGCATGGAGAACCCCTCGATCTACATGCGCGTCGAGAGCCAAGCGCAGCGCGCTGAACTGGCGGCGATCCTGAAGCGGATGCAAGCGGAGGGTCATATCGACGCCGCCAAGCCGGTGGCCGATGGATTGGCTTCGGACACGAACATTTACCACTCGATCGGCCCGCAGTGGATGCGTCAGATCATCGAGGGCATCAAGAGCACGCCGCCGGACTACCCGGTCAACACGACCAACGCGCAGCGTGAGGCTTTGAACACGGCTCATGAGCAGATGATCCGCGAGCAGGTGCGCGCCCTGATGGACATGCTGCCGGACAGTTCGCTGACCAAGGCGTACCAGAAGCGCGAGGGTGTCCAGGGCTTCAGCACTGATATGCTGAACAGCTACAAGGCGAACGCCGTCAGCGCCAGCCGCGGCTTGTCGAATGTCAGCCTCGCGCGCGAACTTGGTCAGTTGTCGCTCAAGATGAAAGAAGAACTCGATAGCGTCAACATCAAGGACTTGTCCCCCAACACGAAGACGACGGTTGCTCAGGCGCTCGGGGAGTTGGTGCTGCGCAACAAGCTCTATCAGCAGCACGTCCCCTCGACGTTCATGGACGGCGTGCGGCGCACGGTGCATGCGGTTCAGATCGGCGCGTCGCCGGCCTATTTCATGACCTTGATGAGCCAAATCCCCTCGTTGACGCTGCCCGAGCTTGCCAAGACGCACGGCTACGTGGGCTCGGCGAGCGCGATGGCGCGGGCCACGAACGACGCCTTCAAGGTGATGAAGGCTGTCTGGTCGGACGGCAAGGGCGGCTTCCACATGGGTGACGACGCGATCACCTTCGGGATGCGTCGTGACGCCCTGGAGCGCGCCGGCTTCAAGCCCGACATGGTCGACTTCCTGATGAACCTCGCCAGCCGCGGGGCGTTCAACCAGGGAGCTTATACCGAGGCCATGACGGGCCATCAGGTCGACAGTGCCTATGGCGCGCTGCTCCAGAAGGCCAGCGTGCTCGGCCGCTACAGCGAGCAGTTCCCGCGCGTGCTGACGGCCATCGCATCGAAAATCCTGCACGAGGACCAGCAGGGCAAGGTGCCGAATGTGGCCGGCGGGCAGAAGATGACCCGCGAAGAGTTCGCCTACCGGAACGTGATGAACTCGCAGTTTAATTGGAACCCGGAACTGAACGCGCGCGAGACCACGCGCTCGGGCAAGTTCGGCGCCTACTCGCCACTGATCAACCAGTTCATGGGCTTCCAAATCCGCATGACGGAGAAGCTGTATCGTGAGGTCGCCACCGGCTTCGCCAACGGCAACTGGAACAGCGAAGACGCGAAGGCGTCACGCACTTGGCTCTACGGTCACGCGGCTGTCGTCACGGCGCTGGCCGGCACGCTTGGCCTGCCGATGGTTGGCGTTGCGGCTTCGGTCTACGATCGTCTGGCTGATTGGTTGGGCGACACCGACGACCATGACATCACCGCGAGCTACCGCTCGTTCCTGGCGCACAGCTTCGGCAAGGAGTACGGCGAGGCCATCGCGCGCGGCGCGCCGCGGCTGGCGGGTCTGGACTTCGATCACCTCGGCGAGGGCACGATCGCGCCGGGCTCGAAGATGATCATGTTCGCCACAGAGAAGCGTAAACTGGAGGATGCCGAGAAGGACTGGCTGCGCAACATGGCCGGCTCCAGCATGGGCTTCCTTGCCAACACGGCCACGGGCGCACGCGACCTGATGAACGGCGACTACCTGGATGGGCTCACCAAGTTTTCCCCTGAAATTTTGAAGGGCGGCGTGGAGGCTTTCCGGCTCGGCAAATACGGCTTCGTAGATAAGAACGGTTCCAAGCTTCCAATCACCGCCAGTGCGAGCGACGTGATGATGAAGGCGCTCGGCATCGACCCGGCCAAAGAAGCCGAGTACGACGAAGAAAAGAGGGTGGCCACTGGTCTGCAAACTATGCGCCAGATGCGATCTCAGAACATTACCCGGCATCTGATGCTGGCGACAAACAGAGGGGACGAGGGCAACTTCCAGTCGTGGCAGAGCGAGGCGATGAAGTTCGCGATGGATCACCCTGGGATGGGCAACCCCCTATCGGATTTCGGGCGTGCGATGGCGCTGCACTCTCGAAACGCTGCCGTGGCCCAAGGGTTCGGGACGCCCATTGGCGTGCAGCCTCGCGACCGCGTTGGTCAGGAGATGACCAACTTCGGCAATCTTAGGAACGGAGAAAACTGATGGCCAAGGGTTCGACTTTCGATAACGACCTGCTCAAGCTGATCTTCAATGCGACCGCCATTGCGAACATGGCGGACAACGCGGCGTCGGCTCCACTGACCAACCTCTACGTCTCGCTGCACACGGCGGACCCCGGCGCGGGCGGCAACCAGACGACCAACGAGGCGAACTACACCAGCTACGCCCGCGTGGCCGTGGCGCGCTCGGGATCGGGCTGGACGGTCACCGGCAACAGCGTGGTGCCGGCGGCGACGATCAGCTTCCCGCAATGCACCGGTGGGACGAACACGATCACGAACTTCGCGATCGGCACGGCCAATACCGGAACGGGCAAAATCCTATATACAGGGACGGTCTCGCCCTCGATCGCTGTGGCCAGCGGCGTCACGCCGCAGTTCACGACGGCTTCGAGCGTCACCGAGAGCTAACCACGGAGCCCCCTTCACCGGGGGCTTCTCACCACAGGGGTGCAGCATGCAGGAGAACTACGCCAACCTGGAGGCCCGAGAACTGGTGTTCGAGGGCGGTCTGGTCAACAACCCGAAAGACCCTGGGGGCCTCACCAACAAGGGCGTCACCCAGGCGACCTACAATTCGTGGCGTGCGCGTCAGCGTCAGCGCCCGCAGTCCGTTGCGCTCATCAGTGCTGAAGAGGTCGCGGCGATCTACAAGGGCGACTATTGGGACCGTGTCGACGGCGACGAACTTCCCGCCGGTGTCGACTTCTGCATGTTCGATGCGTCGATCAACTCGGGCGTCGGCGGAGCAACCGAGTGGGCGCAAGCTGTCCTTGGTTTGCCCACCGATGGCGACTTCGGCCCGAAGACCCGAGCGGCGATCTTGGCGGAAGACCCCGAGGTGTTCGTCAAAGACTTCTGCTCGCGCCGGCTCGGCACGCTCAAGCGTCTCAACACCTGGGGCACGTTCGGCAACGGCTGGAGCGCTCGCATCGCCAACGTGCAGCGCACTTCGCTGGCGATGATCCAGCAGGGCGAATTACCCGACCCGATCGCCGTCCACACGATCGGCGGCCACACCAAGGCCAAGCCCGGCGACGTGCCGGTCAACAAGACGCGCGTTGTGGCCGCCCATATCACGACGGCCGGCGGCGCGGTGGGCACTGCGGCCTCGGCTGCGGCGTCGCAAATCCAGGCGGTCAGCGACACGTTCACCTGGATCAAATACGTCTTCGGCGCGCTGACCATCGTAGGCGCTGGCGCGGGCATGATCGTCTACTTCGGCAAGACGTGGGATGATCAGGCGGCGAACGCGCAGGCCAAGGCCAAGGTCGACACAGACGCCGATCTGGCGTTGCCGCCTGTCCCTCTAACCCCGCCCGCTGCAAGCGCGGTAGGCACCAGCACTGCGGAGGCCGTCGCTCATGGTTGAGGGCATCGTCAACTCCATTCTCAGCGGCGTCACCAGCGGGCTGTGGCACATGCTCGGCGCGATCCCGTTGAGCGTTTATCTGGTGGCGTTCGTTTCGCTGATAGCGGTGGTCTTTATCCTCCGCTACGCCACCAACTGGAAGGTCGACCTCACGGTCATGGCGGCCGTGTTCATCGTCAGTGAAATCCTCGCCGTGCGCCAGCACTGGATCAGGCTGGGGCAGAACGAGGCGAAGGTGCAGATCGCCGCAGCCGAGAAGCGGGTGGAGGACTACAAGGCCACCAACCAGCTTGTCATCGCCTGCTACGCCAAGGACAGCGAGGCGTTGATCTGGATTTGGGACCGGACGCAGGGCAAATGCGTTCGGGTTGACGGCTCTCAATAAGGACGACACTGATGGCGTTTCAGTTCCTCGATCGAGCACGACAAGCCATTACCACCGGTGGCAGCGGCAACCTCGTGCTCGGCGGGGCGCTGGCGCTCTATCAGACCTTCCAGCAGGCAGGCATCACGGCAGGAGACACGTTCCCCTACTGCATCATCGACGGCAACGCCTGGGAGATCGGCGTCGCCACGATGGTGAGCCTGACGGGGTCGGGAACTATATCGCGAACGGTCACGAAGACCAGCAACCAAAACACCACGCCGCTCAACGTCTCGACCAAGGCGAACGTCACCGCGACCTATCGTGCGGAAGACTTGTCTGAGGTCAGCCGTCTGGACCAGTTGACCGACGTCTCGATCGACGAAGCCACGTTGACGGACGGCTACGGACTTGTCTGGAGCGTCGCGGACGGCGCGTGGGTCGCTGCGCCGGGCGGCTCGGGCGGCAGCACCACCCTGGCCGGATTGACTGACGTCCAGTTGACGTCTCTCGGACCAAATAACGCGCTTGTCTACAACGGGACGAAGTGGGCCAACGACGCCTTGGCGGCTGTGGCGACCAGCAATCAGTATAGCGATCTCTCCGGTAAGCCTTCGTTGGCGACGGTTGCGACCACAGGCGCGTATTCGGACCTCACCGGCAAGCCTACGATCCCGACCAACGGCAGTTTCAATCTGTCGAGCCTCGGCGACGTCCTTCTCACCAGCCTCAGCACCAACCAATCACTCAAGTGGGATGGAGCGCATTGGGTCAACTACACGCCCTCGGGGGGTGGTGGATCGACCTCGATCACGATCGAACTCGCAGGGACCAGCGTCGGGACCGGCATCGACACGCTGAACTTCAGCACGAATACGTCAGTGGCCATCTCGGGCACCACGGCGACGATCACGGCCACGGGTGGCGGCGGGGGCGGTGGAGGCCCTGGCGGTACGCCTCCCACATTCGTGCAGTTCGCTTCAGGTCACGTCACCAGCGGCTCGATCCCGAGCGTCACGTTCGGCGCGGCTCCTACGAACGGCAACATGCTGATCGCAGTTGGTTGGTCCGACAGCACCGCGCCATCCGCTAACACGGGCTGGACATTGTTCGCCAACCCCGCGGGTTCGGGGACGTGGTATAACTACATGGCCTACAAGATCGCGGGCGCGAGCGAAAGCACGACGCAGACGCCGTTCTCGCCGGGCGGCAGCAGCAACGCCAGCGTCGGCGTATGGGAAATCAGTGGTCAGGCATCGAGCAACCCGGTTCTCGTGCAGGTGACGAATAACGGCGGCCCAACCACCATCGTGGCGAACACGCCGGCGTTTGGCGCTGGGGCCAGCACGCTATGGGTCGGCGCGATCATCTCCAACTCGGCGTCCTACTCATTCACGAGCGTGTTCGGTCCGCATGTGACGGACGCCAATCTGACGACGGCGGGCGCGAAGGGCGCGTTCGGGCATAGCAGCAGCAGCGATGCCTGGGTCTACAGCATCAACGGCGTTCAGTCGGGCGGCGCGACGCAGTTCGATTATGCCTTCGCGCTGATTACAGCTTGAGGATCAGATGGCCAGCAAGTTCTTCGATAGGGTTCGCGTCTCGATCCTCAACACTGCCGGCACCAGCGATCTGACGCTCGGGGTGGCCGCTGTCGGCGCGCGCTCATTCACGGCCGCGGGGGCGCTGGACGGCGATCAGGTGCCCTATCTGCTGGAAGACATCTCGGGCAGCGGTCAGCCGCTCGGCACGGCCTGGGAAATCGGCGTCGGCACCTTCCACAACAGTGGCACGTTCTCCCGCGACACGGTCACCTGCTCCAGCAGCGGCACGACGCGCATCAGCGCGACATCGAGCGCGGTGCTCAACTGCGTCATCCGAGGCGAGGACATCAGTGGTCTCCAGCCCGTAACGCCGTCTGCGCCGACGATCGTCCAATCAGGCTACACGTTGGTCAAGACGACGGGCACCATCACTGTTAATCTGGCAGCGCCCTGCGCCGCGGGGAACCTGTTGGCGATCATTGGCTTCGGCGGCGAGGTGCCCCCGACAGTCGGCTTCAACGCCGACGAAGTCCAGCCCTGGTCCGCTCCCGGATCGTCCAGCCCGTCGTGGAACGTCTGGTATGGGCTGCGCGCCGCGCGCTCGGGCGACCAGAACATCACGGTCGCCATCGCTGACGCCAGCAGCGATCTGGTCGCCGCCGTCGTGGTTGAGCTTGCGGGCGTGGATTACAGCAAGCCGATCCGGTCACAGCGCGGTATTGTGACGATCGGCGGTGGCGGCCTGGACCTGTCCATCCTCGCGCCGCCGGCTTCGCTGGTGCTCGGCTTCACGGGTGGGGACAGCGGCGCGAGCGGGAACCAGACAAACGTTATCAACCAGGGCGCTAACGGTGGGGTCGTGCAGCTTGGATCGCAGACGCCCTCGAACGGATATGCGACGATGCACGGGACGAACAGCACCGGCAACGCGCAGATCGCGCTCTTGAGCTTTGGAGGCAAGTGATGGGGACGATCTGGTACGACAGCTTCGCGCCATATGTGAACGCGGCCGATCTCGCGATGAATTACACGTCGAGCAACACCGGTACGATCCTCCCCACCGGCGGTCCGTTCGGCGATGGCGCATGGGAGATGGCCGGCGGCAACCTCGGCATCTGGCGCACGATGGCGACGCCGGTGCAGGAGCTATGGGAGAGCTTCCGCTTCAACGTCTACAACTCCGTCGCCGGGGACAACGTCCTCGCGGCTGTCGGCGTCGGCGGCGCGGGCGGCCAGAACGGTTGCGAGATGTCTGTATCGCTCGATGCAGCCGGCGGCGTGTTCAAGGTCTGGAGCGGTCTGCGCGCCACGCTGCTCGGCAGCGCTACGGTCACGCTCTCGGGCGGGTGGCACTGGATTGATATTCGCTACAAGCACGACGCGAGCGCGGGCGTGATGGAGGTCTGGCTGGACGAGACGCGCATCATCAACGTGACGGGGGCGGACACCGCACCACTGACGAATAGCGCTCTCACCTATTTCAGCCTCGGCGACCCCAACCAATCCTCGACCCAGCGCGCGACAGTGGCGGGGGTCATCGTGACGGACGCCACTACGGGCCGTGTCGGCGACTGCCGCATCGAGGCGATGCCACCCACCAGTGATGCGAGCCCCAACCAAGGCACTCCGTCGACAGGCACCAACCACTACGCTGTGGTCGATGAGCCTCAGTACAACACGTCTGACTACATCACGATGCCGAACACGTCCGGCGACAAGGAGGTCTTCGGTCACGGACCGATGGTCTCGACCCCCGCCGTGGTCATCAGTGTCAAGGTGCTGACGATCAGCCAGAAGTCCGACGCCGGCTCGTTCGTGCTGGAGCCGCTGGTCATCTCGAACGGGACGGAGGGCGATGGGCCGAGCCAGCAGCTTCAGGTCTCGTGGGGGACGCAGAACGCGCTGTTCGACGTCGACCCTCATACCAGCGCGGCCTGGACCTATGCTAACGTGAACGCTTCGGACATCGGCTTTAAGGTTCCCTGATGACCACAGGCGCGGTCACCTCGAATAAGCTGGAGGTCGCCCACACCGGCGATCCCCAGGGCAAGGTCACCGCGGTCAAGATCGAGGCGGCGCACAAGGGCGCGCCTGCGGGGCTCGTCACGGCGGTCAAGATCGAGGCGGCGCACAAGGGCGCGCCAGTCGGCCGCACGACCGCGGTCAAGATCGAGGTCGCCTACTCGACGCGCACGCAATGGGCGGACTGGCCGGCGACCGATGTCTACCCGGCGATCGGCATGGCTCCGATCGGTTTCGCCGCCACCGCGTATCGCGAGACCTTCGGGACGCTGGTTTACAGCGCCTCGTTCACGGCCGCGGGCGCATCGGCTGCGCAGGCGCAAGGGCTGGCGCTGACTATCGGCCAGATGACCTTCAACGCCGCTGGATCGTCAACCGCGAATTTAATCAGTGCTCTCGGTCAGGGCGTTGCGGCCGCGGTCGGCACGTCGTCGACCAGCTTCGACGCCATCCGATCTGGCCCGTTCCCCGCGGTCGCCTCGGCGATGGGGACTTCGGCGGCCAACTGGCGACCGGTCGCCGCCAATACCCGCACAGTGAACGCTGTAGGCACGTCTGACGCGCACGCTTTCAGCACCTACCAGGGCGTGGCCGTCTTCAGCGCCTCGGGCGCGGCGACCGGACGCTTTGTCGGCGAGGCTACGGTTCAGGCAGTTCTCACCGCTGTGGGGACATCGAGCGCCACGGCCACGGTCATCAACGGCCAGGGCAGCGTCTTCAGCGCGGCGGGCTACGCCACGGTCAACGCGATCGGCGTGCGCGCCCGCGCCTCGGTGGCCACGGCCACAGGCGTCTCGGCCGCTGCGGTCTCAACGACGTTCAACCAGCTACGATCGCCGCACGCGGACGGCGTCTCGGCGGCGCAGTTCGTGCCCAACTTCCTCGCCCCCGCCATCGCGAGCGCCGCGGGGGCGTCGACCGCCAGCGCCGTTGGTTTGAAGGCTGCGGTCGGCAATGCGTCTGCGTCAGGCACGTCTACAGCGACGATGGTTGGGCGCTCGATCGCGCAGGCCACGTTCTTCAGCCGCGACAACGTCGGCACGACGGACTTCAAGTCGGGGAGCGCGCTCGCGGGCGCGTTCACGGCGCGTGGGCAGGCGTCAACCAACTGGAAGCCCTCGGGCACGTTCGGCGCGGTGGGCACGGCTACGGGCTCCAGCACGGCCAATGCGACCGGCCTGAGCTTCGCCTACGTCTTCGGCACCCAGGGGCAGGCGTTCGCGACCGCGGTGGGCGTCGCGGCGATCCCCAGCGTCTTCACCGGTGCGGGCTCCAGCACGGCCGCGGCGATCGGCGACAGCCTCGACGCCAGCGTGGCGACGGCGCACGGGTTCAGCGCTGAGGACTTTGTCGGCGTCACTGCGCAAGCCAGGACGGTCACCGCGGCAGGATCGAGCACGGCCGCCGCGGCCTCGAAGCGCCTCACGCTCAGCCAGTGGACGGCGATCGGCACCTCGGCCGCGGCGGCCTTCGCACCTTCACCGGTGGCGCAGGGCGTCCTGACGGCGATCGGCGGCTCGACGGCCACCCTGGTGGCCTCCTACGGCTGGTCAGCCTCAGGCACGTCCACAGCGGCCTTCGTGGGCGCGGCCGAGGGCGGCGAGTTTGGCGTGGCGACGGCCTCGGGCTCCAGCACGGCCACCCTGCTCTCCCTAGTGGTGGGTTACCCCTTCACCGGCGCGGGCACGTCGACTGCGACCTTGATCCCCAAGATCAACGTGGCGGCGATCGGCACGTCGACCGCCATCCTCATTCCGCTCAACGCTCAGCAGGGCACCTTCAACGCCGCGGGCGGGTCTCTAGCCACGCTCTACAGCAGCAGCTATATTCGGACTGTCGCTTCGGCTTTGGGTGCTGCTTCTGCCGAGGCGATAGGCGTGGAGGTGTTGGAGAGCCCCTTCCACGCTGCCGGCGTGGGCGAGGCGGCCTTCGTGGGCGCGAGCCTAGCAGGCGCGCGGGCTTTTGCGAGTGGCCTTAGCGCAGCCTCGGCAGCGTCGGTGATGACGAAGGCCGCCCTCGCCCACGCTACGGGCTCCAGCAGCACCCTGGCTGTCTCTGGAGCCAAAAGGGCGTCAACGGCGTCAGCGACCGGCTCTGCCTCAGCAATCGCCTATTCAGCGCCGAGGGTCGCCGCCACATTCCATGCCGCGGGTGTGGGCGTCGCCGAGGCGATTTCGGTCGCGGGGCACCTGTCGACCTGGAGCGCCGAGGGATCGTCAAGTACAGACTACACTATTCAGAACACCCTATACTCGCAGTTTTACGCTCGGCAGGGTGCAACGGGTCTGTTTATCGCTCTTAGACTTCTCCAGAGCCGGGCACTTGCTGTCGGCGAAAGTTCAGCCACAATGGTGAGCGCCGCCACGGCGGCATCGGTGGCGGTCGCTGTAGGCAATTCTCAAGCAATAGGGTATTCTGACGCGACGCAGACGCCCAACCCAGGGACGGCCACAGGATACTGGAGCCTCACGGCGACCACCTCAGCGACCTGGATGGGTGAAGCGTCGGTTGTGGCCTCGGTCCGGCTGGCGACGGCATGCGGGACCGTCCGCAAAACGGGCTCGGCGCATCTGAGGGTAGGCTGATGATCATAGGGCTCAGTGACACCGGCAGCGTGTTCATCCGCAAGAACATGCTCGTGCTGACGGTGGTGTTCACCGCGGACGACGGATCGCTCACGCAGCCCTCGGCGGCGAACGTGTCGCTGAACTACCCGGACCAGAACGGCGCGCGGCACACGCTGAACGCGCTGATGGATTACAACTCGGTCACGAGCGTGTGGGAATATGAGTGGGACAGCAGCGCAGCAGGCAACGGGACGGTCGAATGGTCAGCATGGGGCTATGGGCAGCTTCAGGCAGCGACCCAGGGCAGCTTCGAGATCACTGCTAACCGAGCAAATGTCTACTAGGAGGCAGCGATGCGGGAGCAATCAGGTGGAAGAACTACTGCACTTCATCGCCACGATTGCGTGGAGAGACCTGACACCAGTGTTGGTCCCCGCGATCACAGCCATGTACGTCGTGCATGTCACGGTGTTGAGCACGCGGATCGAGAACCGGCGCAAGGCGGACGCGGCTCACGCCAAGGAGGTTCGTGAGATCGCCGAGCGAGAGGAACGGGCCGAGGCCGCCGAGGCTACAGCGGCGGCGGCGGGGTTCACGGAGCGGTTCCGGGCGCTGATGGACGGCTACGAGGCCCGAGCGGAAGACTTGACGAACGAGATCACAGCCCTGAAAGGGGAGCTTCGGGACTTCCGCCAGCGGTACGAGAGCCACCAGCGCGTGTGTTTTGGGTGCCCCCACTTCGAGGAACGGATCGGAAAACGTGCCCAATCAGCCCCAGGATGACCAGCCGGAAGTCACCTTCAAGTTCGAGGCGTTCGACGGCCTGACGAACACGGTGGATCGCGAGCGCATGAAGCCTCGTGATCTCGCGCGCGCCCTGGACATCGACCTGGATGACGTCGGCCAGCCGCATCGTCGCCGCGGTCAGCAGACCATGATCAGTGGTCGTTTTCACAGTCTATGGAACGCGAACGATGGAACTGTCTACGGTGTTCAGAACGGCGTTCTTGGGATCATACGCCCTGATTTTAGCTTTTCGTCTCTCAACTGCACCGTGGGAGAGCAACCCGTCTACGGTCCACCAGCGAACCCTTATGTTCAGATCGGGGACGACATCTACTGGTCCGCTCCTTATAGATCGGGAATTATACGGCATCGGTTGGGATTGGTTGATCCGTGGGGACCAACCCAGGACATTTTCCTCTCCCCCGTCATTGATCCGACTGCGACCTTGCCAGCTATCGCGGGACGGCTGCTTGGCGCGCCTCCCACCGCGCGCTTCCTCGTAGCCTTCTTCGGACGCATCTACATGGCCTACGGCAACCTGCTGTGGGCCACGGAATACTTCCTCCCCAACTACGTCGACAAGACGCGCAACTGGTTCCAGTTCGAGGGCGAGATCACCATGCTCGGCGCGGTGACCGATGGGCTCTATGTTGGCACCACCGAGGGCCTGTATTTCATGGGCGGCACGCGCCTGGAGGAAATGAAGCGCATCCGGGTGATGGACAGTGGTGTGATCCCCGGCTCGGCGACAGTGATCCCCAGCGAACTCGCCAACCCGCCGCAGACCGGCCCCGGCGTCGACACCCCCCTGGAGGTCTCGATCGGCTTCATGACGACGCGCGGCTTCTGCGTCGCTGAGGACAGCGGCAAGACGACCAACCTCACCGAAGGCAAAATGTTCTTCCCCGTGGCCAATCGCGCCGCGGCTTTCTTCCGTCGCCAGGATGGCATGAACCAATATGTGGTCGTGGCGGACAGCGGAGGCGACCCGATGAATGGGGCGCGGTTCGGACCCTACGTTGATCCCATGATCAAGCGCGGGCGGACGCAGTGGGTAGACGTGTCTGACACGGCAACAGCAGGAGACAACTGATGGATGAATTTCGCTACGACGAAGACAAGGGCCTGTTCGTGCCCAAGGCCAAGCACTTCGGCATCTTCACGTTCGAGCATTTCCGCAAAGGCGAGAAGATCGACGAGTGGCAGGCCGACAACACGGCCACCAACGAGGGCCTGATCTGGCTGCTCAACCTCGGCTTCACCGCCACGGTCGCCAATCAGAACTGGTACTGCGGCCTGTTCTCGAACAACTACACCCCGCTGGCGACGGACACTGCGTCCTCGATCGTCGGCAACGCGGGCGAGTTCACCGGCTACACCGGCGGAGCGCGCCCGGCCTTCACGCCCGCCGCAGCGGCTCAGCCGACGCCGAGCCTGAACAACAACAACACCAAGGCGAGCTTCACGTTCAACGCCTCGGGGACACTGATCGGCTCGTTCATCATTTCGAGCGCGACGCCGAACTCCAATACCGGCATCCTCTATGCCGCGGCTCAGTTCCCGTCGAGCAAGAACGTGTCGAACACTGACAACATACTGATGTCCTACGCCTTGGGTCTGACGCCCTAATGACCACGACCACCGAAGACCTCGCGGACGGGGCCATTGCGGACGTAGGCGCAACCTATGTCCTGGGGCTCAGCGCGTCCGAAACGGCTACGGCCACGGACGCGACGTCTTTCGAGTTCGTCGGCGGCAGCGGCAACATCTCGTCCAGCGCGGTTGCAACCGCGCTGGCGACCGCCTACACGACCTATCACATGGGCGTCGCCGACAGCGCCCACGCGACCGACAGGGCGACGCTGGTCCTCGGCGCGGCGGTCACCGTCAGCGCTCACGCCACGGCCGTCACGAACGCCTATCTGGCGACCAGCCAGCAGGCGACCGCGCATGCGACCTTCAGCGCCACGCCCTCCGTCACATTTAACGTCCACCTGGATTTCACCGCCACGGCGACAGACGGCGTCGACAACCGCAGCGCCGTCGCGCTCAGCGACACGGCCACGGCGAGCGACAGCACGAGCTACGCCTACACCGGCAACGTCGCGATCAACGTCAGTGCTCATGCGACGGCGCAGGAGAACCACCAGTATGTGCTCAACCAGCATCTTGATTTCAGCGCCGTGGCCACGGCGGCAGCGTCGACTGTTCAAACGTTTTCGGTTGAAGTGTGCGAGAACGCGCACGCGATCGACGCCGCCACGCCGAACACTGGCGTCACCACCTGGGTGATCAACACGCGGACGAACGCGATCACGCAGTACCGCAACTTCGAGTTCAACTCGTTCGCGTCGCTCGGCCGTCAGTTCATCGCCGCCAGCGACGAAGGCTTGGTTGTTCTCCAGGGCGCGCAGGACGACGCCGCGCCCGTGGTCGGCGATTTCGCAGGAGGATACTTCGAGCCGAACCCCGGCAAGAACGCGACCTTCAAGGGGGCCTACTTCGCCGCTCGCGGGCAGGGGCGATGGCACATGGAACTCAAGGCCGGCGACGGCCGTGAATATGTCTACGAGAAGACGTCCAACCCGCAACTGATGACGACGAAGATCGACATCGGCAAGGGGCTCTACGCGCGGTTCTGGACGTGGCGCATGTGCGCCTACGACGGTCAGGACTTTGACTTCGCCGGGCTGGAGCTTGTCCCCGGCGTCAGCGGGAGGCGCGTCGGCTGATGTTCGTCCCGCCGCCCTGGCTCAGCAGGAAGCCCGAAAAGCACTCAGGCCAGCGCCCGTGCGACGTGCAGGTCAACGTGCTGCTGCCGCCAGACACGTCCCAGGCGGACACCGCGACGCTGATGCAGGGCGCGCAGGCGATCGTGGATGGGAACTCGAACTGGATCAACCGCTGGCTTGGCGTCGAGCGTAACCGCATCAGCCAATCCAACCAAGGCTACTCCAGCCGGCGTCTGCGGATGGACGGCATGGACGCGACGTGGTCGATCAACAACGGCGTCGAGAAGCTGTCGCTCGATGTCTACCCGGCGACGCGGCCGAGCGGTGGCGAGGACAGCAGCGACATCAACACTGATGGGTATTGCCTGTGGACGCACTTCGATCCAGGCTTCCCCGACATCGTGCAGAGCGGATCGACGAAGACGCGCACCGCGCCGACGCCGTGGAACATCTTCTTCAACGGCTACCTGATCGAAGAGAACTTCCCGATCGTGGCCGGCGTGACCATGTATCCGATCCTATTCGGCAAGACGGCGCTGCTGTGCCAGAGCTACACCGGCTCGAAGGACGGCGGCGAGTTGAACCCGCTCGTTCGCGAGACGATGTTCACGCAGCCGCACGACACGATCCCCTTCCCCGGCTGGGGGAGCTATCAGGCGGGCAGCGCGCCGGACGGCACCGCGCAGGACAAGATGCCGAAGGAACTCGGCTATTGGTTGTTCGACTACTACAACGTCCACAACCCCTGCCAATACGTCAAGTTCGGTCAGTTTTGGGAGCAGATCAAGCTGCTGCTCAGCGGCGTGCCCGGCTCGACCTCGATGCCGACTATGACCAAAGGGATGTACATCAAGAACAGCAGTGGTCAATTCGGCAAGGATACGATCCTGCGGCCGCGCGCCAAGAACGGCATGAGCGTGATGCTTTCGCCACTGTCGTCGGTTGGCTTCGAGGTGACGACGATCGACGTGTTCATGGCGGAGTTCTACGACCGCGGGAAGTTCCGCAAGGTCTCACAGTCCTGGACGCACCGGCAAGCCAACGGCGTGATCAGCATCAACGACAGCCCGCTCATTTACGGCTCGGGGCAACTGAACCTTGGTCAATCGAGCGGCGGCGGTATGCTATTCAATCTCGATCCGACCTACACCAAGAACGGCCCCACCGGCGACGACAGTCTGCTGGGGCCGCACGACGGCGCGAACACCTGGGGCGACCAGCACTCGGGGCTCAACGACGATCAGATCAAGACGATCGACGATTGGATTGCAGCGTGCGACGACGTGATCGCGCCGTGGAACACGCAGCATCTGGCCAAGCTCAGCCAACTGCTCCAGAAGATCGACGACCCCGCACAGCAGCAGAAGGTCGTTTACGCCGAAGAGACCGCGTTCATCGTGAGGACATTCCTCAACGATCCGCACCTCTACATCGACAAGCCGGGGGCGCTGGACGACTACTGGCCGGCGGACATCCGGGCCTACCAAGACCCCACGGACCCCACCGGCAAGACGATCAAATACCCCCTCGGCAAGACCGGCGACACACCCACTCCGCCGATCACTTGGACCATGTCTCAGGTGCAGCAGGTGACGAGCCGGGTCAAGACGACGGACAGCACTGATCCCGACCATCCGATCGTCACTGACGACTACGTCTACGGGCCGGATCAGGCTTTCTACCTCGTGCTGCCTCCCGCCAGCGGCAAGGGCGATGCGACGTCGCTGGTCACTTATTTCGACAACGCGCTCACGGGCGCGCTGGCGCACAGCCAGCAGTGGGTTGCGCCCGAGTACACGGCCAAGCAGACCGGCCACAGCATCACCGGCGAGGGCACGACACACGAGGTTGAGACGTGGACGTTCGAGATCGACCAGGACGACAATTATAGCTTCCTCGCCTTCGCTGACGATTATCTCGGTCCGTTCAACACGGCTCAACAGTTGGTGCTGGCGGGCGAGAACTACATCTCGAACATCATGGCGCCTTACGAACTTTTGCTGAAGCAGTACGATGACGAGATCAACGCGAAGCCGCCGGACCTTCCGCCGTTCCCCAACCTGGGGACAAGCCTGAGCGATCTAGGCCAGAGCGGCTACTCGAACATCACTGTTGACGGCGCACCCACCGGACAATGGAGCTTCAACCAATGAGCGTCTTCGCCATGCCGACCTTCGGCGATCCGAAGCAGGCCGACCAACTCGCCAACCAGCTTATCAACCGGGCGCTGGACTTGATCCAGGAGCTTCAGGGCTTCGCCACGTTCACGCCCTTCTCCGTGGCGTTCCCGAACATCCAGATCGACCCCGCGCCGAAGCCGATCCTTCCGCCCGATCCGAACCTGATCGCCGTCGCCTGGACGACGCCGACGCAGCCGGCCGCGTTCACTCAGGCCCCTCCAGACATCTCTGGATTGTTCCCCGCGCCGTTCAGCGTGCCCCAGCCGGTGCTGAGCTTCGGCTCCGCGCCGCAGCCGTTCGTCGGCACGGTGCCCGGCGCGCCGTCGATCAACCTGAACTTCAACTATCCCGTCGTCAACCAGATCGACATTCCGCCGGCTCCGCAGTTGATGAGCCTGCGCCAGATCGACTTCAACCCGTTCGACATCCCGGACTTCACCGGCACGGTGCCGGACTTCACCGTCAGTCCGCCGACGCCGATCAACTGGACGGAGGGAGAGGGCTACACCAGCGAACTGCTGAGCCTGATCGAGGACGAGATCACCTCCGCCTTGACCACTGACACGGACATCGGCCTCAGCGCCGACGTGCAGCAGGCCATGTGGGACGCCGCCCGCGAGCGGGAGTTTCGGGCGCAAGCCGCCGCGCTCAAAGACCTGGAGCGCATGGAGAGCATGGGCTTCATGCTGCCGCACGGCATCTACCTCGACGCGCGGATCAAAATTCAGACCGAGACGCAGAACACCACGGCTGGCTTGTCCCGCGACATCATGGTCAAGCAGGCGGAGCTTCGGCTCCAGAACGTCACCGAAGCGCGCAAGCTCGGCGTCGAGCTTGAGAGCAAGCTGATTGACTACGCCAACCAAGTTCAGCAGCGTGCGTTCGAGCAGGCCAAGTATCAGACCGAGGCGATGATCGCGATCTACAACGCGGCCGTCCAGGTCTACGCGCAGCGCGTCGAGGCGTTCAAGGCGACCATCCAGGTCTACGACGCGACGATCCGGGGCATCGAGGCGCGCATCGAGCAACTGAAGGCGCAGGTCCAATTCGAGCAGGTGAAGGCGCAGATAGATGAAACCCTCGTTGCCACTTACAAGGCGCAAATCGACGCGGCAGTCGCCACTCTTGAAGTGGCAAAGGTTCAGGTGCAGATCATCCAGACCCAGGCCAGCGTGGAGAAGACCAAGGTCGATGCCTACGGCGCACAGGTCCAGGCTTTCGTCGCCACCGTGAACGCCTACACCGCCGAGGTCGAGGGCTACAAGGCCAACGTCGAGGCGCAGGGCGCGATCGAGAACGTGTTCAAGACCCAAGTCGAAGCCTACACGTCAGTGGTCCAGGCCGGTGCCGAACAGGCCAAGGCGAAGATCGACGGCTATCAGGCTCAGATCGCCGGCTACACCGCGAGCCTAGACGGATACAAGGCCAGCCTGAGCGCGATGGTTGAACAGGCCCGAGCCGCCAGCGAATACAACCAAGCGGTGACCGAAGAATACAAGGCGGAGATCGCTGCTCTATCCGGCTACAACGAAGTGCTGGTCAAGGAGTGGGAGGCGATCACAACCACCACGCTCCAGGTCGCCGAGGTCACAGCGAAGACGGCT